GCGGCATTTCACCAAAGCGCCAGAGCCATAGGCTGACGGCCATGTCCCACCGTTGCGCGTGTATCGCGCCTTGACCTTACTGTAGCAGGCGTCTCGCTTGGCTTTCTTTTTCTTCTTTGCCGCCATCTACTTGCCCTTCTTCTTGCCATATCCAGCGGCGTAGGCAGCACGGCCCTGCTTGGCTGCTTCGGCCTTGGTCGCATAAACCTTGCCCTTGCTGCCCCAGCGATAGCCGCCCTTGACCTTCATAACGGGCATTAGTGACCGCCAAGCAGCTTATTCATCATGTCCTGCACATTGCCGCCGTCGAGCTTCATAACTTTGACCTTCACGTCACCGTGTGGGACTTCCATCATTTCTTCATCGACATCAGAATAATCTTCTTCGTAATCTTCGCCATCAACGCCCATCATTACCTGATGGCACAGCAGTAGAAAATTAACTAGCTGATCGTCGGTCATGTCGAGACCGTCCGTATCGTGTGAAAATCCCATCTTTTCCATAAAGAGGGCTGCATTGTCTTCCATGTTTTCTACGTTTACTTCAGCCATGTCGGCCTCCTATATATCTTGCTCTGCCCCAACGGCTGCGCCTGTTAGATATTGCGCCTCAATTTGTCTTCCCTCTGGGGTGATGTAATATTCAACGCCATCTATTACCTGCCTTGTTAGCAGTTCATCGATGTTTACGCCAGAAGCATATCTCTGTAGCCACGGTGGCAGGAACCTACCCCCACCGCCCTTATAATAGCGATTGTAAATGCTTCTGGCTGGGCCTGCGTTGGGGCCACCAAGATTGTCACGATTACTACCATCGCCTTGGTTGCCACCGCCTCCACCGCCACCGCCACCGCCAGTTGTGTTTTGGTTAGATTGAGCCGCTGCTTGTGCCGCTTCGATGGTGGAATTTAATATCGCGTTTTCTCTATTTTGACCTTCCAAGCCGCTCAAGGTGTCTTCCATGCTCTGATTCATTGAGCTTTCTGGACGGCCTTCGTAGCCAAAGTTATCAGTTAAATACCTTGCCCCTGTATATAAAGTACTAAGGCCACCTGTCAGCGCACCACCAATGACAGGTGTATTAAGAACACCAGCAATTCCCGTTGGGTCTAGTCCCGATCCAAGTGGCGTTGCCCCTGACGCATTAGATAAAGACGAAACAAAGTTTTCATTTAATCCACCAGCCGCCTGCGCCTCTGCTTTGGTGACATATCCATCTCCGTTTAGGTCGGCATTTATGCCACCAGAAATACCAAAGACCTCACCGCCGAAGTTCTTGCCGCCACCGTCCATAATGTCTTGGGCCGCAGTTACAACCGTGCCATCTGGTCTGGTATATCCCCACTTATCATCAAGCTGCGATGGGTCGTAACGATTTTGATAAGTCACCTTCTTTGTGTCTGGGTCAACAAACTTTGTCTGGCTACCTATATTTGGATTTGTGACTGGTAAAGACAGTCCATCAATAAAACTTTGTGGGACTGGATTCTTATCGTTTGATGGATCGTTAAAGGTGCCTCTTATTGTCCTACCAGAAAATGTTTCTCCTCCAGCCGACAAAAATTCACCAGTGCGATCATCAACTAAACGCCCATTCTGATAAGACGCCCCGTCAAATGGCGTAAACGTATTTGCCAAAGTTTCTCTAAAGCTATTGCCACTGCCACTGCCACTGCCACTAGGCAATGCGCCAATCGGTTCCCCAGTGGTAGTGACTGGGGCCGTAGACTCCCTTGTTGAGAAACCAACAGGCGTACCAACAAGATTGTTGCCACCACCACCGCCGCCGCCTAAGTTATTCCCTTGGTAATTCGTAGTGGGCGTATCCAAAACCTCTGGCCGCAATTGTGGGCGAACAGTAGGAGTGGTAGGGGTTACAACCGCAGGAGGCACATAAACCTCTGGAACAATAACGGGAGCAGGAGTTCCATATTCTGGCCCATCACCGCCGCCGCCATAATTAGGGTCAGCGTAGTTCTGTGGGTTTCTGTCCATTTCTTCGTAGGGATCAATGTACCGATCATCATCATCACCACCCCCGCCGCCTCCACCGCCGCCATCGCCGCCATAAGCAATTAATGGCTTTATTGGGTTTAAACCTATTAAATCAAGCAGCTTCATGCCAAGTACCTCTGTTTGGGAAGACCCCATTTCGATTGCCGCGATGCGCGAACACTTCAGTTACATTTGGATACTGCGTCCAAAACTGCTTTCGCATTTCCTTGCACATCCACAAAACGTCTCTTTTTCCCATCGGGGCGATCATATCAACGAATACCATTTTCTCGCCGTCATTTCGAGAAAAGATTTTAGGGCCAGAATAGTCTTTAGTATCAAACTCTTTTTCGGTCATAAACGCCCAAGTAATTAAGCCAATGCACTCGCCATCACGATAAAACAAACGAATCTGTTCGTTATCAATTGCGGGTAACAATCTCCACGCAACGGTCTCGCAGGGAAAGTCCTTGTAAGGGGCAGACGTTGTCCACAGCTTTAAGGCATCCCTAAGCATTTAAAAATCCATTCTGTAATTAACTCTGTATGTCGGATCGCCTTTGTTTGTGTCAGATATTTCAAATCTGCCGCCATTGCCAAAATTCATTCCTACATTTCCAGAATACACTGGCTCCATGCCTGTGGACTTTTCTCTCCGTATTCCAGCATCAAACGCGCCGTATTTTGCTGCCATGCCCAGCCTTGTAAACGTGCCAACATTGGAATTTCTAAAGCTAGGTCCGTTTGGTAGCGACACGTCCTGCCTCTGCCGTGTCCTGCTACCCATTGCTGTGCCGCTTAGATCGACTTGGCCTAGCGATGTTTGTCCATCAAGCCCGATCCTTATAGTTCTGTTTTCATTATCGACATCAACAGGACCATCATTAAAAGATGAAAATTCTTTTCGATATCCAACAGATGGAGTTATGGAGCCTAATTTTCCATCAATTGTTTTTAAAAAATTAAGATCAGCAGAATAGTTTCCAATACTTCTTGGCTGGACATTTAAGTCACCATAGACTGGCAGATCATCTAGTCCCGTCAATACTCCAATATCAGCCATTAAGCCATACCTTGTTGCTGCTGTGGTGGCCCCTGCATTGGTGGCTGCATGGCCTCTGCTATATTGCCAAGTGCGCCCATATCGCCTGCGCCCATACGCCGTCTAATTTCAGCAACCTTATCCAACAAATACTTATTCATGTCCATCGGTGGCTGCTGACCCCCACCTTGGGAGGAAGGCGGGGGCGCACCTCGCTGCGCTTCTTGCGGCAAGCCGCCGAACGCTGCTGGGTTTATTGGGGGCAAATTATCGTATCTGGGGGGGTACATTCTTCATTGCCTCCATTTGAATTTTCGCGGCGTTTTTCTCACGCTCTAACTGCAACTCTGCCTCCAGCTTGGCAACCTTGGCCTGCAAGTCTGCCTGCGCCTTGGCGGCATCGATCTCCATGTCCTGACGCGCCTCTGCCTGCTTAATCTCAATGCTTGACTTGGCCTTGGCCTGATCGGCAGCGATTTGCGCCTGTGTGCGCGCCGTTAGAGCATCTGTCTCCAGCTTGGCTAGTTGCTGTGCGTATTCCAGTGGATTGCCCTGACCTTGCCCCTGCTGACCCACTCCCCTGATCGCTTCGATTTGCTTCATCTGGGGTGCTGCCTGCACAACTTGAGCGGCCCGTTGGCTAATTAGGCGATCCATTTCTGGGTCAACGTCATTGAACTTGAACTTGGGGTCTTTAAAGTCTGGCAGTGGTGGCAGTTCCATTGCCACAGACGCCTGCATTCTTAGGCGGTACAACAGCGCGATATGCTCTGCAATGTGGGCGATCAACACTGGCTGCATTGATGCAGCACCGGGGTTTCCCGCCAGTGATGGGTCTTGCATAAACTGCATATGAACCGCAATGTGAGCCTCATGGTCTTGCTCTAGGAATGCGCGGATTGGCTTGCCGTACATCACCGACATATTTTCATCAATGGGGTCCATTTGCGGAGCCTCTTCGGGCTTCTTTAGGATTTCATCGATGTTGGGTATGCGGATTGCCTCGTACATCCGCTTGTAGGCTTCGTACAGATCGTGAAGCTGTGGCGCTGACTGAGCCATTTGCAGGACGGCCTGCGCCTGCGAGATGCGCTGGGCGGTACTGAAGATGTTAGGATCGGACACAGGAACGATGTCGATCTTTTCATCGAAGTCAGCGGCGTAGATTGTTTCAGCCGCGCCAGCGATAGCGAAGGTAAATTCTTCTGGCAGGTTTTCCGCATTGAGAGCGGCCAGCATTTTAAACTCTTGGCCCTGCGAGTAGTGCAGGCGCTTGTGAATTGCGCTAAAGGCTTTGGAGCCTTGTTCAATCAGGGCCACGGTGCTGCCCACTGGCGCGTTGGGATTTACGTCACCGACATTGAGATCGGCTGTAGACGCAAAGCGTTGGCCTGCATCCACCATAAAGCCCAGCAGATTAAACAACGATCCTGACGGCTCTTTGAAGGGCAGGGGCATGATGGCCTTGTTGACATCATCGACGGTGCTGTCGAGATCGACAAATTCACCGGGGCTGATTTGCATATCACCGCCCTGCACACGGCCACGCAGCTTGAAGCCACCTTGCATATTTGCGAAGGCGGCACTGTCGAGCAGGGCGCGGAGCGATCCAGTCGCTGCTTTGCCCAGACCGCCAATCATGTGGTAGAGGCCAAAGCCGTAGAACCCAAGTCCGGGCAGAAACTTGTACGACACAAACCAGTCGCGGCGTTTCTTTAGTTCATCGTCTTCGCGCCAATTGCGTCTGACGCTGACAACTTTCTGGTTGTTATAGTCGATGGTGATGACGTAGGGGAATGCGACAGCGTTGTCGTTCTCATCGTCCTCGTCCATTTCCTCGCCGTCGATGCCATCGAACAGATCATAGACGTGCATTTCTAGCAGCGTCATTACGTCATCTTGGCTGTCATCGCCGTACTCATCGACGCCCTCGATTTCGCCAACCACATCGTCTGATGACTGGACGCCGTCACTGCCAGCATATTCTGTCTGGAGGTAGTATCCGTTTTGAACGTACCGATTGTATTCGTTCTTTGGCATACGAATAATGTGGGTATATCGGGGGGATGTGTACAGGTCTTTGGTTTCTGGGGCCACGCAGAAGTCTTCGGCCTTTACAAAATCTGAACACTGGCGATCAAGGTTTACGTTCCACCAAACCTTTTTGAAAGTCTGCCCGACCAGTGGGAGGTGAAACAGCATTTGATCAAGTTCTGGGAAGTACGATTCCATTTCCTGCGTGATTTGGTAGTTCATAAATTCACGAACTCGACGGCCTTGATCTTCGATCTTTTCGTCTGGATCGCCAATTATGACGGTCTTAACTGGCCCCCCTGACGGGTACAACTCAGCGATGGCCTTGGCGTTGAACTGGGTTGCTGCTTCAGCGATTAGGGGGTGAACAACGATGGACAGGCCACGGGTGGCTCTTTCGTCTTCTCCCTCGTCTAAGCCACCGTCAGGGTCTAGGGTTTTAAGGCCAGCCTTATAGCGTTCTTTCCACTCTGATCGTGCGGCCTCGTCGTTTTCGTAAAAGCCGATTAGCTCTTGGCCCTTTCGGGCAAGCTCACGGGCGTCGATTTCTTCTGCGAGGTTTGCGTCGAACTGGGCGTCTCCGATTTCTTCCTGCATGTCTAGCTCTGGATCACCGATTAGCACGTCACCATCAGGCAGCGTTTCGACCATCAGATCGTCCATTGGAGCGCCTTCGGCAAACGGGATTACATTTGGGTCAGCCATATAGTGTCATCCTTTGCGTCTCTGGAACGTAGTCTTCATCTGGGTCTTCAGTATGCCCAAGATACCATCCCTTGCGTAATCTTAGCCAAGCCTGTGTCATTGTATCGACCACGTCATCGTTTGGGTGCGTGGGGAAGGCTGCGGCTATGCTTATTAAATCTTTAGCCCACTTTCTATTTGAAGGGTAGTAAATTCTTCCGTCCTCCAATAGTGCGCTTGCTGCGTGGGCGCGAGCTTCCTTATCACGATCTGGTGAATATGCCAATACTGGTACGCCTGCCATGCGGAGGTCTTGCAAGAGGGATTGGCCTGACGCCTTTTTTTCGATCAGGACCGCATCTGGTTGCCAATCGTCGTAGGCTTCCTGCGCCAGCTTGCGTAGCTCTGGGTAGTTAACCTTGTCCCACCAAGCCTCCAGCACGATCAGGCAGTCACAGCCGTCTTTCTTGAAGACGCCCCACGTTGTACGGGCAGAGTAGCTGGAGCTTTCTTTTGTTTCAAAAGCGGTGTCCCAAGATTGAATGACGTAGCTTACCTCTGGCATGTCCTCTTTTTCCCAAGGCACCCACCAGCTTGCCTTCAGTATTCCACCGCCCTTCGGGCTGGGTCGCTGCTGTAGCTGCCCAGCGGCTGCGTAGGAGCCAAGGCTGCGCTCTAGGGTGGTCAGGGTCTTCTCGTCCATCCTTTCGGGCCATAGCAGTTCGCCTTCCTTTGTGCGTGGGTCTGTGAAGCCAAGGCTTGAACGCATTGGATTTGGCGCTCCAACCTCATACCGCGCAGGTAGCATTAAATGATCCCACTCTCCTTCAAGTTGATTTGCCAGAATATGGCCCGTGAGGTCTTGTTCGTGCAATCTTTGCATGATGATGACAAACGCGCCCGTCCTTGGGTCGTTAAGGCGTGTCTGCATGGCCTGATCCCACCACTCCAGCACACCTTCCCTGACTTTGCTACTGTCTGCTTCTATCGAATTGTGGGGATCGTCAATTGCGATAATGTCTCCCCCATCCCCGGTCAAAGCGCCGCCGACACTGGTCGCGATTCTATAGCCTGTTTGATCATTCTCAAAACGCTGCTTCTGGTTTTGATCGTCGGTGAGCTTAAACTTGTCACCGAAGTGCGCCTTGTACCACGGGCTATCGATCAGCCTTCGGCACTTAACGCTATCCCTGATCGACAGGGAGGAGGCGTAGGACGCATACAGGAACTTCTTGTGGGGTTGTGTGGCCCAAGTCCACGCAGGCAGCGCCACGGCCACGCTTATGGACTTCATGTGTCTTGGCGGCACGTTAATGATCAGGCGCTTGATGTCGCCTTCGGCCACGGCTTGGAGGTGATCACTGATGGCATCGATATGCCAATTGTTTTTGAACTCAACGCCCGGTTCAATCGTCGGCCATGCGGCTTTCGTAAACTCCCTCAATGATCTGCGGTAACGCTCCGCTTGAACCTGTTCCAGTGTCAACTTGCTTAAAAGCTGCTGCAATTGCGCTGAGTTGGTCATCACTCATCCTTGTTAAATCTATGACATTTTTATGCTCGACGGTGGTTGCGACCTCATGCTTGTTCGACCAGTTTTCTTTATCCCTGTTATTTAGGTAGTAAATTATGGCGACATTATCCCGCTCGACGGTAGCATTTTCAAATAGGGCATTGGTGACTTTTTGAAGGCCAATTGCCTGTCCTTTTTTTATAGTCTCCGAAAACTCCGAAAACTCAGCCTGTTTAAGATAGAAAGTTGATGGTGAAATACCCAAGCAGGAAGCGATCTGGCTAATGGTTAATCCACGTCCTGCCATTTCTTCGACTTCTTTCAGCACTTTTGGCGTGACCTCAAACCTTGGCCTACCCATAGGGTTTTTTGATTTTTTCTTTGCCATGATGATAGCTCCCTTTAATTTTCATATAATACAAAATTAAATTAAAAAAAAGGGTTGTCGTTATTATGATAAAAAAATGCCCCGCAACGTAGCGGGGCCAGTTGAGCAGAAAGTGCAATTAGAGGGATAGCATTGCCACGGCTACGATTGCAATAAATATTACGAAGGCAGCGCCTGCGATTGTTTCTTTTTTCCACCCGTCTGGCTTTGTGTTGTGGACGGTGACGTGGCCTCTTAGGTTGATTGCTATGTATTGTCCTGACTTTACTGGCTGTTCGCCTTGCTGCGTGTGGACCCATAAAAATGGGCTACCTTTACGCTTGGAGCATTCTGGTTGCAGCCAGTCTGGCAGATCGTGGCTCCATTCGAAGCCTCTAAATTCCCAAGATTTAATGATCATAATTTATCCTCTTCGTATGGTTCGTATTCGTTTCCGAATAATTGCTCCAGCATTGGCTCCAGCATTTCTGCCATTACTTTCCTGTGATCTTTTGGTTTGATATCGGGGTGTTCGTGAACGAATGCTGCGACTCTTGCGATTGCTTCAAGTCCATTTATTTTATCGGTCATAATTTATCCTCTCTTTCATCGAATTGGTGCGCCAGTCGGCGCAGTTCTGTTGCGGTGCCTTTGGTGATAACGCCTGTGAATAGTGGGCGTCGATCCTTTGCGTGTACGGCCTCTCCAGCGATTACTTTGTAGGTCGTGTCGGTCAGTTCAAAAGTCAGGTGATCCACTTTGAAATGTTGCCGTACTATGGCCTTTCTGGTCAATGCATTGTCTCCTCTGTATATCCGATTGATTTTGTGATGCCGATCATAATTTCGGGCCATTTTTCTTCCATTTGGTATCCTTCGATGATGGTTGCGAAGATTGCGATAATTTGGTTTTCATCGATTTTATTTGGCATTGCGTTAATGATGCGGTTGAATTGTTCATCTGTCATGCGGTGAACCTATCTGTTGAGATTGCCCACAGATTGAAGCTGGCCTTTCTTTGATCTGGCCTTGCCCAGACTTCTGCCTTTGCGATACTGCCTTGATCGAATAGGCGTCTTGCTGCGTTATTGATGTCTTTATCTGAGACTGTGTTGTTATGGCTTGGCTGTGCCTCACGATATCCTGCGATGATTTCTGCACTTGTCAGGTATGTTTCTGCATTATTTAGCATGTATGATATTGCTGTCTGCACGTCTGTTGGCTTTGGTTTGGCGTCTTTGATCATTTTATTTAGGATGCCCAGCGCCTCTTCTTCTTCATCATCTGGTTCTTCTGGTTCTATTGCTGGCGGTGATTTGATACATCCCACGGCTCTCCACTTGATGGTATCTCGTTTATCTGGATGATTAATGACTGCCTCGACGAAGACGGTATCGCCCACTTTGAGGGACAGGAAGCGCGAAAGGTTGTTGGTAATAAAGATGCTATCGCCTTCTTGATTGATGGCGAATGCGCTGCTGTGTTGTGTAATGTTTGTGACTAGCGCGTGGATTTTTGTTGTTTTGAATTTCATTTGGATAACTCCTCGTCGATACGGTTCATGTAAACTGCTAGTGCGACTGTCAGGTCTTTAAGGCTTGCCTTTTCGGCGCACTCTCTAATGGTTGTCCACGGGTGTGGTCTTCCTTGTGGGTGTGTTGTGACCCTTTCAGTGACCACTGCGGCTGGCATTGGCTCTACTGGCATTCCAAGGGCATTTGCAGCCTCTGTCTTATTGTTAAGCCACGCCAGCAAGCTGGGCTTGTCGGTGGGAACGTCAGTCATTTCTGCGCCGATTATTTTGGCTTCGGCTTGGGTTCCGACCCACTGGCCTTTTGCGTTGGTATAGAGTTTCATTTCATTCTCCTTTTGAATTATTTTGGTCGATAGTTTTTTTGATTAGTTCTTCCAGAGCTTCTGTTGCGGCTGGATTAAAGATGGTTCTCATTGCGGCTTGATTGATGCGCCTGATTTCTTGGCGCACCTCTGTTAGCGTGTCGAGATCGTCTTGGTTCATTTGATGGTCTCCATGTTGTCGATTAAATCATCGATAATTTTTGCAATTTGAAGGAGACCCGACACTTCTTTGTGCGGGTTTTTGTGTGGACATTTTCTGAGCGCATCGTATGCCGCATCATTTAGAATTTTTAGGTGTTCTTTGTAATCGGTCATTTCATTCTCCTTCTGAGTTCATCTGAATAGGTCATGCCTTGATCGGCATAGTAGTTTTCTTTGACGGGGTTCCAGCCTTTCATTGCCTGCCGTGCATTGCGGCAATCATCGATGATGAAGACGAGGGCATGGTAGTCCACGCTCTTGGCGTGGTCTTCCCACTTTTTAAACTCTGCTGCGGTTGCGCCACTCATTGTGCTTTCTCCCAGATTGGTGGTGGGGCCGTAGCCCCTTTTGATTTATCTAATTTCGAATTGTTTTCTTATATGATTTTTGCCGCCTCTTGGCCCAATGACTGCTGAAATCATATTCCAGTAAATTTCCCCCTTACCTACGCAAAAGAAACTGGCGCTTTTCCCATACTTAGATTTATTAATTTCGATCTCATATGTTGGCACATCTGATGGTAATGAAGATTGCGTGTCCGACTTAATTCTATTTATCAAGTTAATTGCTGCGCGTTGCTGAGAAGCATTAATGTTGGCGTTGCGGATCGCTTCGATTGCTTCTGGATATGTCACTGTGGCCGTTGTCATGTTCGTTTCTCCCTGTTTCTACAATTATATATAGGATACATTTACAGATACTTCAAGGGTTATATGCAAAGTATTTAATTTATTTTTGTCAGAATAACGTCGAACCTAAATTGACGTTAATCGAAACAGCCCAGACCCCTTATTCTTATAGTTATTATATATATATTATTATTATTATATATATTTATGTCTTTACGTCGATGGGGGTATCCTCCCCCCTTTTTAGAGATGGGGGGGTATGGGGGTG